GAGCTATTCAAATGGCAGAGGCAGCGTTTGCTCACGCTGACAAGGTAACCTATACAGGGTACGATCTGTTTGGCACCACTACTCCAGAGCTTAACAAGAAAGAATTTAATTCCAAGGCAACCAACTCAGTGGAAGCTGTGTCAGAAAGACTTACAGCTTATGCACTGGAGAAGGCCAAGGATGATAAGACTTTTGAGTTTAACCTTATTGAAGGAAACACCAACAAAACTTTGAAGGATAAACCCACCGCTGACTTTGTGTTCATTGACGGGGGCCACTCGTATGGCACAGTGTCACATGACTACAAGCAGTTAAAGCACAACAAGATTGTTGTATTGGATGACTACTTCACCAAGGACGCTGATGATAAGGAACCAGCAGAAGAACATCAGGGTGTCAACAAGCTATGGGAAGAGGTAAAGGAGAGAGAAGATGTTAACAAGTATCTCCTTCCTTCCATGGACCCTGTGCTAGGAGGAGGTATCACTCACCTTGCTCTGATAACAGAATCCTCTCTTCCCAAGTACAAAGCAAGAGTTCCTATTGTTGTACGGCCTCAAGACTGTGTACCTTCTGAAGATATTCAGAACAACATCAAGGCTAACCTGCCTAAGATTGACAACTGGATAGACCAGAAGTGTCGGGTAAATAATGAGATCATTTTTGTTGTCTCCGCTGGTCCTTCACTGGATGTTGAACAGATCAAACAAGATAAGGAGATGCTAGAAGAAGGTAATAAAACTGTAAAGATTGTCTGTGTCAAGCACGCACTGCCCATGCTTATGGAAAAGAACCTTGTTCCTTGGGCGTGTACACTACTGGACCCCAGACCTATTGAAGGTGTCTCCACGCACGGTGTGGTCAGGAGCACTCTGTTTGACAGCATCAGCCCACGTACTCACTTCTGGGTGGCGTCTATGACTGACCCATCTGTGGTGGATTTACTCCAAGAAAGAGATGCACACATTGTGGGGTGGCACGCTTACTCAGAGGCAGTGAAGGGTGGCATAGAGGGTTCTGGAAAGGATGCCCTGATGATCACGGGTGGTACCAACGCTGGTCTCAGGACCATAGGCATTGGACATACACTAGGATTCAGAGAGTTTCACCTCTATGGATTTGACATGAGCCTAAAGGAAGCACCTCCAGAGGCAGAACAGAAAGCCACTGATGAAGAGAACAGGCCTAAGTTTATCAATGTATCTGTGGGAGATGGAAGCTACTGGACCACAGGAGAACTGCTGGCAGGAGGGCAGGATCTAGAAAAGTTATTTAAGACTGCTCACGAAATGGACATTCACATTCAGTTCAAAGGAACTGGAATGGGTGCCAAGCTATGGGAAATAGAAGGACCTAAACCAATGAAAGGATACTCAGCATGGGGGATGTAATTAATTTTACAAACTCAACTATTGTAAACCCTGACGGTACACTAAACAAAGAGGGGAAAGAGCAAGCGTTGCGGCATTTAAAGAAATGTGCTACGCTACTACAGCAAAGAGTAGATAACGAAGAGGTAGATGGAGCGGTCATGCTCTTGTTCAAGGACGGTGATCTTGCTGAAGATGTAATGGCAGGAAACATTAAGTCTACCTCTCTTCTGTTTGTCCTTGAATACATTAAACATCAAATCATAACAGGTGCTGAACTATTTACTGAGGAGGTAGTAGAAGATGATTGAAGCAATTATGTTACACAAAGCAGAGATCATTGAGGCAGTCATGGGTATTGTTGTAGTTGCCAGTGTCATTGTTGCTGGGACCAAGACCCCTGACCCTAACAGTGTTCTGGGTAAGATATACAAGGTAGTCGAGTGGGCTTCTCTTACCTTTGGCAAGGCCAAGCAGACAGGTGAGACCCCAGTCAAGAAGATCAAAGTCAAGGATGCCTAACAGTGCTATCTCTTGTAGGTAATCTTCTTGGATTTTTTACCAAGGTTATTCCTATGCTGTTTGCGTGGAAGGCAGGTAAAAGTTCTGCGGAGAAGGCTGTGCTTGAGCAAGCGTCTGAGATAGTGGAGAAAGCTAATGAAGTTGAAAGAAAGCTTGATCAGCTTAGTGATGATACTATTACTAAGCAGTTGCGTAAGCGTTGGCTCAAGCAAAAGTAATTGTAGTTGGGTGAAGCCTATCTATCTAGAACAAGAGGACAGGCTTACCCCTTCTACCTCTAGAAACATTCTAATGCACAACGAAACGTGGGAAAAGGTGTGCTCTTGAGAAATTTTCCTCTCTGAGAAGCCCTGTGAGTAGGGGTAAGAGAGGTCTCGGGTACCCACCCACCAGAAAGATAGCTAATCTTACCAGTGAGCTTCCTAGGTACCCTAGCGTTTAAATGGCGCTCCCGGCAGGACTCGAACCTGCAACCTACAGATTAGAAGTCTGTTGCTCTATCCATTGAGCTACGGAAGCTAGAATAGTTGACCTCTGCTCTGAGGAGGAATGGTCTGAAGGTTTCCAAACCTATCATATATAGTCAGTGCAACCTCACTGGTGGTCATGGTTCTCCCGTCTGAGTTTATGGCCTCAGTGATGGTGATCTCTTCTGTTCCTGTTGCGTTCTGAAGTGGCACAGTTTTGTGTACCACGTAGTTATTAACAGGTATCAAAGCTCCTATTGGTTCTATTGCTGCTATCTCTGACATTTTAAATACCTTCCTATCTTTTTAAAAAACTTTTTAACATGAGTAGAAAACTTTTCTATCTCCACTGATGGTCCACCTAGATACCCGGGAACTCTATTCATTCCATGTGTATCCCAAAGTCATCAGTGAACCCAGAATCTGGAAAGCCATTACCTTCCAGCGGAGGGGTGAGGTATGTCAGGAGAACTTCACAAGCTTCCATCACTCCTCCATCTGCTGTGTCCTTTTTAATTTGTCTGAGTACGGCACTGGCTACCTTCTCTGCCATGTTCTCGTCCATGTTTACTACATAGGTTGTCATCAAGCTGCTCCTATATCTACGACCTCACACACGCCACCAGCACATGCAAGTTCTTGTGATCCAGTTGTGGTGTCGCCCTGCTCGTACATCTGTAGCTCTGTCCAATCAATTACAGGGGGCATGTCTTTGAGTAGTGCACTGTAGTCCTCTCTCTTTATATCTTGGTAAGGTGCTTGCTTATAAGAATGATCAGAGAACGGGAGAAAAGAAATACCAGACAGAGAATCAAAGTGATCCCAACACCAAGACCCTACCTCTAACCATTCGTTCTCCTTGACAGAGATTGTAACAGAGGGCTTGTGCTCACAGTAGTTGTCAGCAATCTTGAGCCACAGTTCCAGCTGTTCAATGGCACTGAGACTGTACCTAGTGATGGCGTGCTCTGGACTCTTCATAGGAAAAGAGAACACAGTTACACTGTCAGGTGCCGTAAAGTCTGGCTCCGCTGGTACACCCTTGTCTTTCATAAACATGGTCAGTGGATCTTTGTTGTCTCCTCTGACTGTCCTGATATAGAACGGGTTATGTCTGGCGTGTATACCAGAGGCAGCATCAACCAGCTGAGACACAGTACCGGAAGGCTTGACGCAGGTGACAGCTGCACTCTGCTTGATGCCCAGCTTCTCTGCCAGCTTCTTGTTAGTCTTAACAGCTACATCTCTCAACTGTTGAAGGGCTTCTGGAGAAGCATCGTACACAGCAGGGCAGTCCATGATCCCTGTAAGGGACACACCTAGTAACCGCTCTTCCTCTGTGGTATCCTTCCACCGCTTACGTAGGTAGCCAAAGTCTGTCAATGTAGACTGGAAAGTACCAAGGATGGTGGCCAACCTGATCTTTTCTTTCAGAGTACTGATGTTGTCCTCTGCTCTACAGATAACCTCTGACAGATTACAGAACTGATAGGGGCGCAGGATAATCTCACAGCAGGGGTTGGTGCCAAAGTCTATGTTCCCGTCACGCCTACCGTTGGACGCTGCCTTCACCTGTGCAGATGCACGGTTAAAGATACCACGCTCTCCGCTCTTGCTCTCGTACAAGGAGAGCCACTCTCTCATAAAGATACCCATGTCAGGCTTCTCTGTGTAGCAGACAGAGTTATTGGACAGTGCTCTCTGTTGGTTGTCCACCCACCAGTCACCGCTCTTAGCCTTACGCATACGCTCATCTGTCAGGTTGGAGAGGGAGATCAGAGCAGACCTCCTGACTCCACCTACAACCACCACCTGACCTACCTTGCACATGATATCGTGACACTCTATGGAGGTGAGCTTTCTACCCTTGGCTTTCTTAAAGGTCTGAATTGTAAAGTCAAACAGTTCTTCCAGAGGTGCAGGACCAGATGCCCTCCCACCAAAGACCTTGAGCCTTGCACCAGCGGGGCGTATCTTGCTGGTGTCTATCTTAGGTACACGGTTGGTATAGAGGAGAGAGATAAGATCACGTAGTCCTCTGGCCCAGCCTTCCTTGGAGTCAGTGACAGAGACAACATCATCAGTCTCCTCAAACTCTTGATCAGGTATGGTGGGTAGCTTGGCAATGTACTGACGTTCCACTGAGAAGCCTACGCCTGTACCGTTCATCAGGATATACAGGCACTCGTCAAAGGAACGGGGTGAGTCAACCGGGAGGTAAGAACAGTTGTACCCTGCCACGTTCTCTCTTGCCAGAGCAGGACCAGCTGTCATCAGTGCACGCATAGAACCTAGCACCTTGAGACTGAGCATTGCGTCCCTGAGTTCTCCCAGTTCTTTGCCAAACAAACTATAAGAATAATTTTCTTTAAGGTGGTTTGCCATAAAAGACAGATACCTATCAATGGTTTCTTCCCAAGTCTCTCTTCGCTGCTCTTCCTCTAACCAGCGAGAGTACCTAGACATATGTATAAAGGACTGATAGTTAGTTGGTAGAACAATCTCTCCATTCGTCTTGGGCTGTGTCGTCTGCATTTTCAGTAATCTCCTCTATGTCCTGTACAAAATATTCAAATTTTTTAACGGCAATTTCACAGGCTCCATCCCATATCTTAGCCACGGGTTCCCCTTCAAAGATTATGTACTCGTCACTTATATAGAATCTGGGTTCCATGTGGAATGTACCTCTTGTGAAAGCAGAACGTCATCTTCTTCAGTGTTCATATCATACTCCAGCTGAAGAATCAAGTCTGCATAGTGTTTAACCTTGAGAATATCTAAGGCACCTTCGCCTTTGGTTCGATGGCGGGTAATATATTTTACTATGTTACCCTCTAGAAAACCAAGCCTGTTGGCATGAATATATTCAACTGGTTGGATCTTGCACTCTCTGTAATGAGTACCACCCACTTGATTGTCTGTTGGTCTCCTCTTCACTTCCATCTTCTTCTCCAAATCCTTTGATAAGGGGATCGTGCAGTATGGCGTTGATCCGCTTGCGTATAAATGTAACTTCTCTTGTATCTATAATCTTTTTTGCATAACTTGTCAAGGCTTCTGGTTCAATTCCTGCAAGAAAACATACAGTTTCTTTATCCTCTGCTGTTACACCTACCTCTGAGGTGAGCCAAGACTTTGCTTGTTCTCTGGTCAAAGAGGTATAGGTGGTGTCATTTATATGACTTGGCTTAGTTGCATCTAGTAACTGCTGAAGAATAACACACAAAAAAAGAACTCTCTCAGGTGAGTGCGCCTCATGTATACCTTCTTCTAGAACAGAGTCAAGGGCAAAGGAAGAACCCTCGTAACTACTACCCCATGTCACTGGTTTGTTCTCCTACTCTCTCTACCTTTACTATGTCCTTGTGTTTAGTAGCTTTATAAGCTTTACCATATCTTTTATCAAGATAAGCTTTACCGGTTAACAATGCTGAGAGACAACCTTGATTGTATCCGTTACTTTTTGCCCACTTACTAATATTGTTAGGAACAATTATACTTTCACCTGTGTCAAAAGTAATTCTGTAAGGTCCTCCCTTCTCCCCAGTCTCTAGATATTTCATTCTTTTCTTTTTCCATTTAGGGTCTTTCCATTGCTTTTTCATTTTTTTACTTTGGTCTTCTTTGTAGTCAGGGTCTTTCCACATCTTTTCAGTTGTACGATAACCAGAATTAGGATCAGCCCACTGAGCTTTAGCAGCTGCACTCTTTTTCTTTTTGTACTCAGGGTCTTCATATATTTCCAAAGGACAATAAAATCTAATACCACCTACGTTCTTGTTATAGTATTCCTTCTGGTCTGTTCCCTCTAGTACAGCGGTGAGTACATGGTACTTCATCTGGTAGTACTGCTCGTAGTAGTGTAGTCCTCTCTTTGTTGTATATTCTTGTATAATCTCAAACTTAAAGTTTCTCTTACCAATCTTATCTATATCTTCACATAGTTCTTTGGAAGAAGAGGTATATACTTTCCAGTTGGAAGGCTTGTACCTTTTCCTGTGTCGCATCTGCCAGTACTGCTTACACCCTATGTATTTCCTCTGTGTTTTCTTATTAGTAATAATATAGACAAAGCCAAAGTACTCATCAGGTTGTGGTACCCGGGTCTTGTCATCTCTAAAAGTCCAGTGCATTTTGTGCATATCCTCCAATGCTTTATCGTAGTCTTGTCCAAACCATACTTCATTACAATGATAACAGTAACCATGGCTATCATAGAATACAAATCCATCAGATGATCCACAAAATTTACATTCTTGGTAAGATAATATAATAGATTGATCAGGGCGCTGTCCCACTATACAAAGTCCTCTTCTACTCTGGGTTCTTTTTGTACGTAAGTAAAGTACTCAGGGCCTTTGGCATAGTTATACTTGCGTAGTCCTTGCCCGTTGTTAGAATCTTTCCAGCACTCAACTTTATAATCACAGTACTTACAATTAAATCCTATTCTTTTATTACCTGATGCTTCTTCTACTTCAGGGTAGCAGCGGTCAGGTGGATCACTATCAGGGAGCGTATCCTTTAGGTAGGATATTCTCTCTGCTGGATCAACATTATTAAGGGGTACCTCTAGTAGATTTAAGTTACCTCCGCTCTTGTCTATGGAAAGGAAGTACCCTTTCTTTTTTCCCAAGGCCGCACCGTAGGAACTAAGCTGGTACATATAACCAAAGGGATCTTCCCCTGTTATAATAGAACCATCAACAAACTTTTTAAATCCGTAAGGTGAAGCAGACTTAACATCCACTAGCTCACCGTCTATGATACAGTCAATGTGTCCCTTGACTTTCTCCACTGATACTTCTTTCTGGCAGTCCTCCACTGTGTGACCAGCTTCTCTTGTAAGAAGGAGGACGAAAGACTCTAGTATGTGACCAAGACAAAAACGTATTCGCTGGCTAGTGTTTAACTTTTCTTTTGCGTAGCCATTGAAATCATACCAAAGCTTTCGATCCTCTCTCCCCACTGCTGAGAGCCGCAGCTTACCCGTGCTGTCACGATTAGACTCTTCAACAAAAAAGTTCTCCATTACCTCCTTTAGTTCATCCAAAAAGAGAGCAAGATTAGTCTCTTCCGGTAGCTTCCCCTCTTCCAGTCGATCACCAATGTCTTCCAGAAGAGTACTAATCTTGCTGCTCATAGACTTTACCTACAGCCCATTATCTTCTTTGGCAAAGTCTTCCTCTCCAGTGTAGCCGCCGTCTACTGCACTGAAGTCCTCTGATGCTCCTCCCTCGTAAGGGACAAGCTCTAACACTTGAACAGCGTCTAGGTAGAACACGCTCTTACCTGCCCACTGTCCCTGCTCCATCTCCTTGGCGCGGAACAAAACATTTACTTTGCTCCCGTTCCCAATGGCAGTGCCAGAGATATTATTCTTGCTGGCATCCACAACACGGGGTGCAGGGAGAGGTTTACCATCACGGGTGAAAGCATTCTTCTTAAACTTAAAGAACGGTCCACCACTGGCATGGTTCTTCTTCTTACCGTCCTTGACAGATGCGGAGGGGTTCATCCCTTCAATCATCTTAACTGCCTTGGCATCCAACCCAAGGTCAAGGCACCATTCGGTATCTTCCTGAGAAGTAGTCTGATACTTCTGTGCAGG